AGCCGGCATATCAGGGCTCGCCTGAGGACTCGTTGTTCCGCTTCGCGCGTCAAGATCGTTCCCGATGTCATCGAGGATCACGAGCAAGACGGACGGGGCTGGGCCGGGCCCAACCGACACGCCAGCAAGTTGCGACGCTTCCGAAGCCGTGCCTAGCAGCAACGAAAGCGCCATCAGTAGGCGCTTCATCAGTCGATCCGACGAATGGCAAAAAACGACGACGTTGAACCGATCACGGAGGTCGATGGGTATGTCATCGACGGACAAGCATCAGTGCGAAACTCGTAGGTGTTCGCTGTCGGTGTGACTACGAACGCGAAACCCTCCAGATTACCGCCGCGTCCGATTTGAGTTGCTCCGCGATCCATCGATCCATTCCAGTTCTTCCGAACCTCTCCTCCGTTGGTGTTTCCAGTCGTATCCCAAAGAACGGTCTGCATACACTCGGTTGCTGTGGTGTAGTTCGCATGAACCGACCACCTTAGTTCATACACACCCGGTGCGAGGTCGATTTCGTTGTTGGCGTCATCCACTACGATCGAAGTTCCACCAGCGTCGTCATAGACAGCGAAAGGGATTTTTGAATCCTCAGCCGTGTTGGTGGCTGTGCAACCAAGCACAAGGCGTTCATGGGCTAGTGGTGGGATTACCGTTCGACTCGGTGATTCGGCGCTTTTGGGATGCCACCAACAACTAACACGCATGGGGATTGACTCTGGTTAAAAGCCAATTTGCTTGTACTCTAAAACAGGCATCTCTTACATTCAGTCCCCAGCCGTGTTGGTGTCAGTAAGGCAGTTAACTGAAGTGAGAGAGCCCAGTCGTTAGATTCTGCATATGCCTAGAGCCACTCAAGGCCACCAACAACCTTCTTCCTGATTGGACAAAAGATGAATGCAATAGACGCTTTACCTGAACAACTGAAAAAGCCTAGAGGCCGTCCTCCCAAGGCTGTCAAAGTGGCTATTCCCAAACCAATGACTATGGCTCGTTATGCCGATAGTCCTCCTGCCCTACTCCCCAAGACTGAACTTCAGCGAGTCAAAGAACTCAAAGAACTCCTGATAAACAGTGCTGGTTCTAATGTTGTCCACAAGGCAGTTGAGATTGCCATGAATGACGAACATCCTGCTCAGATGGCTGCAATCAAACTCTGTATGGACAGAATGCTCCCTGTCTCCCTGTTTGAGAAAGAAGGAAAACAGAGATCAGCAGTTAACATAACTATTTCAGGTATTGGTGGCGTGTCCATTGGGGACAATACAGTTGATGCTGAAGATGTTGAGCCAAAATCATAGTTGTATTCTTGCTCAAACAAGAGTACAATTAAGACATGAAAAAATGTACCTACTGCAAAAAAGAAAAGCCGCTTTCAGAATACTATCCTGTAGGCAATGGAATTAAAGGTGTTCGTCCTAGATGTAAAGAGTGCATGAGGATTTTGGAGAAAAAGAAGTATGGCGAGAATGATGAGTTTCGTTGGTCAAAACTTAGTAAACAAGCTATAAAACTAAGAACAGACCCAGAGCACAAAGCAAGACATCAACAAAGTCAAAGGCGGTGGCATTTGAAATCAACCTATGGATTGACCACTGAAATGTTTGATGCTATGGTTGCTTCGCAAGGCGGTGGTTGTGCTATTTGTGGTGTTAAGGCTGAAGCTGGAGTACCAAAAACAAGAATGGTAGTTGACCATTGCCACAAAACAAATACGGTTCGTGGGATTTTGTGTGACTTATGCAATACAGCTATTGGTAAGTTTCACGATGACATTTCAAAGTTAGAGAATGCAATCAGGTACTTAAAAAATGACAGACCTTAACTTTCAACTTTTGAAATGGCAACAAGAGGTGATCGTTGACCCTAGTCGCTTTAAAGTGATTTGTGCTGGTAGACGATGTGGAAAATCAAGACTTGCAGCAGTTACCTTGCTTCTCAAAGGCTTGGTTTGTCCAAAGGGTTCTGGTGTCATGTACGTTGCGCCAACACAGGGACAGGCTAGGGTCATTATTTGGAATGTTTTGACCGATCTTGGGAAAGATGTCATTGCATCAAGCCACATCAACAATCAAGAGATAACCCTAATCAACGGTGCTGTTATCTATATTCGTGGGGCAGATAGGCCAGATACGCTTCGTGGTGTCAGCTTGTCATATGTTGTCCTTGACGAGTATGCAGATATGAAGCCATCTGTATGGGAGCAAGTTATCCGAGCCTCTCTGTCAGACAGAAAAGGTGATGCCATGTTCATAGGAACACCAAAGGGGCGAAATCATTTTTTTGATCTTTATCAACTTGGTAAGGAAGAAAATAATGAATATAAGTCTTGGTCTTTTACAACTTACGATAATGAACTAATTGACCCAGAAGAAATCGAAAATGCAAAGAAAACCTTGTCCAGTTTTGCATTCAAGACCGAATATATGGCCTCCTTTGACAATGCTGGTTCTGACGTTTTCAAGGAAGAATGGCTGAAATACGGTACTGAGCCTGAGTATGGCAGCTACTACATTGCTGTTGACTTGGCTGGTTTTGAGGAAGTTGCCAAACAAGCGGCTAACTCCAAGAAGCGGCTAGACCAGACTGCCATTGCTGTGGTCAAGGTGACAGACGAGGGTAAATGGTTCGTCAAAGAGATCGTTTATGGACGGTGGGACATTCGGGAGACTGCCGCCACCATTTTGCTCAAGATTCGGGAATACAGGCCACTTTCCATAGGAATTGAGAAGGGGGCGCTAAAAAACGCAGTTTTGCCGTATTTGAGTGACTTGATGCGGAAGAATAATGTATATTCGCACATAGTTGACTTGACCCACGGTAATCGTAAAAAAACCGACCGTATCATTTGGTCACTTCAAGGACGGTTTGAGCATGGCAGGATTGTGCTGAACTCCGAGGAGGATTGGGACGAATTTAAAGATCAACTCTTGATGTTCCCATCCCAAGGTGTGCATGATGACCTACCAGATGCCCTATCGTACATTGACCAACTGGCTGTCACCTCATACTTCCAAGATGACCAAGAAGATGAGTGGGAGCCTCTAGACGTAATTTCGGGAATATAAGGGCGACACATGGCAACAGACAAAGAAGTCAAATTAGAGCAAAACGAGTTTTATCAGCCAACAGAGGCAGATAAAGAATTGACAGGATTTGTTGTTGACCACTGCCAACGGTGGCGTGATTACCGTGATGTCAACTTCCTACCCGATTGGCTGGAATACGAGCGCATCTTCCGTGGTCAATGGGCTTCTGAAGACAAGACTCGTGAATCAGAGCGTAGCCGTATCGTCACCCCTGCCACACAACAAGCTGTTGAAACCCGCCATGCTGAGATCATGGAAGCTATCTTTGGTCAGGGCGACTTCTTCGACATTGAAGACAACATCCAAGACATTGGCGGCAACCCCATTGATGTTGAGTTGATTAAGTCTCAACTGATGGAAGACTTCAAGAAAGACAAAATCAGAAAATCTATCGACCAGATCGAGTTGATGGCTGAAATCTATGGAACAGGTATTGGCGAGATCATTGTCAAGACTGAGAAGGAATACATCCCGACAACTCGTGCCATTCCTAATCAAGTTGGACAAGCCGCTATTGGCGTGGTTGAACGTGACCGTATTGCGGTCAAGATCATGCCTGTCAACCCTAAGAACTTCTTGTTTGACCCTAATGGCACATCCATTGATGACTGTATGGGTGTGGCTATTGAGAAGTATGTCTCTATTCACAAGGTTGTTGAGGGCATTGAGCGTGGAATCTATCGTAAGGTAGACATCACGCCCACCTATGAAGACACTGATCTTGAGCCAACTCAGGAAGTTAGCCAGTATCAGGACGAAAAGGTGCTTTTGCTGACCTATTACGGTCTTGTTCCTCGTGAATACCTGAACAACTTGGAAGAAAACAAAGATATTGTCGAGTTGTTCCCTGAAAATTCAGCCGCTGAAGACTATACAGACATGGTTGAGGCCATTGTGGTCATTGCCAACGATGGTTTGCTGCTCAAAGCTGAAGAAAATCCCTACATGATGAAAGATCGTCCAGTCTTGAGCTATCAAGATGACACGATTCCTAACCGTTTGTTGGGTCGGGGTACGGTTGAGAAGGCTTTCAATATGCAAAAAGCTATTGATGCCCAGACTCGTAGCCATTTGGACTCTTTGGCACTGACTACCAGCCCAATGATTGCGATGGATGCAACTCGTTTGCCTCGTGGTGCTAAGTTTGAGGTAAAACCTGGGAAAGCTATCCTCACAAATGGCGCACCTAGCGAGATTTTGTACCCATTCAAGTTCGGTGAGACTAGCCTGAACAACCTGACTACGGCTAAAGAGTTTGAGCGTATGTTGTTGCAAGCAACTGGAACGCTTGATTCTCAGGGCATGGTTAGTAATGTCTCTCGTGATGGTGGTCAAGGCGGTATGTCTATGGCTGTGGCCTCCATCATCAAGAAGTACAAGCGTACATTGGTGAATTTCCAAGAAGATTTCTTGATTCCATTCATCAAGAAGGCGGCTTTCCGCTATATGCAGTTTGACCCAGAGCGTTACCCTTCTGTGGACATGAATTTTGTGCCTACTGCCACCTTGGGCATCATTGCTCGTGAGTATGAGCAACAGCAATTCATTGGTTTGTTGCAGACTCTTGGCCCGAATACGCCTGTTTTGCCGATTATTCTGAAGGGCATCTTGTCCAACTCCAGTTTGACAAACCGCTTTGAGTTGATTGCGGCTTTGGATGAGATGAGCAAGCCTAATCCTCAAGCACAGCAGATGGAGCAGATGCAAGCAGAGTTGGCTATGCAAGCGGCACAGGCTCAGATTGCTGTTCAGACTACTCAGGCTGAAGAAAACAAGGCAAATGCTGTGAAGTTGTCGATGGAAGCACAGTTGATGCCTCAAGAGATTCAGGCTAAAGTCCTTGGCGCAACGACCAAGAATCTGCCAAATGAGGATATGGCTGCATCTCAGGAATTCGACAAGCGGGTTAAGATTGCTGAACTGATGTTGAAAGAAGCCGACATCAAGAACAAGTCTAAGATTGTTGAGTTGCAAATGGCTGACAAGCAAAGCAAGGTAGAGAATGACTTTTTAGACAGATTGTCTAGGGAACTCACATAATGGATATTCTTGACTTAGAGCGTAAGCTAGGTATTGAGAATATGACTGCTGATGAGCAGATGGCTTTGCTGACTGCGCTACAAAAGTCTGCTGAAGAAAAAGCCGCACAAGCTAGGAATGAGACTATTGGCAAGAGTGCTGAGTTGGTCATTCAAGGCTTAAAACGCATCAAAACTGACCTTGAAACTCGTTTCTCTGAGTTGAATTCTTCTATTCAATCCAAGGCATCTAGCCTGAGAAATGGCATTGATGGAAAGGATGGACGAGATGGTAAAGATGGAAGATCAGGCAAAGATGGCGCTAAGGGTGATCGAGGTGACGCTGGTAAAGATGGGCGTGATGGAGTGGATGGTGTTGACGGTGTGTCTGTTACCGATGCTCGCATTGATTTTGACGGTAGCCTTGTTATTACACTGTCTTCTGGTCGTGAACTCAATGTTGGTGAAGTTGTTGCTCCTGATCTTGCAGAACGCATCAAAGTCATTACTAATGGTGGCGGTACTTCTCAGTCTGTACTTGATACTCTAGCGCAACTTCAAACAGAGATTGACAATCTGATTCCTAGCCAATCAGGGAATGGTGGAAAGTTCTTAACGACCAATGGGACTGCTCTTTCTTGGGCTTCTGTTGGTGGTGGATTAAGTTATCAAGGAGCGTGGAATGCGTCTACAAACTCTCCTACTCTGGCTTCTGGTGTTGGAACAAGCGGCTATTATTATGTTGTTAGCACTGCTGGTTCAACAAACCTAGATGGCATCACTGACTGGAAAGCAGGTGACTGGCTAATCTATAACGGTACTGCTTGGCAAAAGATTGACCAGAGTTGGGCGATTGCTGGTGCAAACGACAACATCACATCAATGACTGGCATCACAGGTGGTATCTCATCACCTGACTTTGTGCAGTTTGACACTGGTGCATCAGTTACCAATGGTGTTGGTAAGTTGTATTGGGACTCTACTCAAGCTACTTTGACTGTTGGCTTAACGGCTGATATTGCCGCTGATGTCGGTCAGACTTTGTACGCTTATGTGACCAATGCTGAATCTGTGACCATCACCAAGGGTCAGCCTGTTTATATGTTCTCGGCTCAAGGTGACCGCATGACGGTCAAGTTGGCCTACAACACAGGAGATGCCACATCTGCCAAGACTGTTGGTATTTGTGCTGAAGACATTGCGGCTGGACAGACTGGCTTGATTCTGTGCCAAGGTGTTCAAGATGGCTTGAATCTTGGTTCATATACGGCTGGTGACACTCTGTATCTTGGTGCTACTGCTGGTACTTTGACTGCTACCAAGCCTTATGCACCTAACCACCTTGTTTATATTGGTGTGGTTGAGAGAGCCAACAACGGTAATGGTCGTTTGTATGTTCGTATACAGAACGGCTATGAGATGGATGAGTTGCACAATGTGTCGGCTCAGAATCCTACCAATGGTCAAGTCCTGATTTACAACGAATCAACGTCTTTGTGGCAAAAGAACACATTGACTGATGGCACAGGTATCAGTATTACTGAAGGTGCGGGTACTATCACTGTGACCAACTCTGCTCCTGACCAAACAGTTGCATTGACTGGTGCTGGTACTACATCTGTTACTGGTACTTATCCCAACTTCACCATCACCTCAAACGATGCGTATACAGGAACTGTGACTTCTGTCACTGGAACATCCCCTGTTGCGTCTTCTGGTGGTGCTACTCCAGCTATTTCGTTGGCTTCTGGCTATGGCGACACTCAGAACCCTTATGCTTCTAAGACTGCAAACTATGTCTTAGCCGCACCTAATGGTTCTTCTGGAGTGCCTACATTCAGGGCGATTGTTGCGGCTGATATTCCTACATTGAACCAGAACACAACAGGGACTGCCGCATCTACACCCAAGTTGCTGACCACAAACTTTACAATTGAAGAATCTGGCGGTAAATTGCTGTTTAAGTATGGAGCAACGACAATTGCTTCTATGTCTTCAACTGGAGTCATCACCTCTGCGACAAACATTGTTGCAAATGGAACACCTTAAGAAAGGGAATTAGAAAATGGCTGTCTCACTTGTAAGTACAGGGGTAACCTTCCCTGATAGTTCTACGCAGATTACTGCGGCGACTGGCTTTGGGTTTAAAAATCGGCTGATAAATGGGTCGATGGTCATAGACCAGAGGAATGCGGGGGCGAGTCAGTCTATTACTGTTGCTGGAGGAAACACCTATACAGTTGACCGTTGGTTTGCTATTGCATCTGGTGCAACTATTACTGGTCAACGTGTAGCTGGCTCTGGTAATAATCAAAATAATTATAGATTCACTGGAGCGGCAAGCGTTACTGGTATTCAATTTGTTCAGCGTATTGAGTCAAATAATTGTTACGATTTGGCAGGACAAACCGTAACTTTGTCAGCCAACTTTGCAAATAGTCTTTTAACAACTGTAAATTGGTCAGTTTTTTACGCAGGTACAACGGATGTTTGGAGTGGCTCAAATACTACTATTGCTTCTGGTTCTTTTACTGTTAGCAGTACCTTAACCAACTTTTCGACACAGATTTCTATTCCATCCGCCGCAACAACAGGCTTACAAATCGTATTTTCTGTTGGGGCGCAAACATCAGGCACTTGGACAATTGGGCAAGTCCAGCTTGAGAAAGGCTCAACAGCAACGAGCTTTGACTACAGGCCGTATGGCACTGAGTTGGCTTTGTGTCAGCGGTATTTTGAAAAATCTTTCGCCATAGATACAGCCCCTGCAAATGGTGCAAGTGGAACTGCTTTGTTGACGGAAGTAAATTCATCTAGGGTTTATTCTTCAGGATCGACTGGCAATGACGGTAGTTCTATTGTTTTTAAAGTACAAAAACGTGCAACTCCCTCGATTACTGCATACGGTAATTCTTCAGGTCAATGGTTGTTGACAGGAAACACAAATGCTGGATTTACTCTAGTTGGGAATGGAGATTGGGGATTTAGTGCATACCAAACAATGTCAGGCGCTGTTGTTGGTATGCGTGGTCATTGGACAGCATCAATCGAGCTATAAATCATGTATCAATTAACACGAACTGAAAATCAAGTGAAGCGTATTGCCGACAATACGTTCATCCCCTTTGACCCTGACAACACCGACTACCAAGCCTATCTTGCTTGGGTGGCTGAAGGCAACACACCGAGTTTACCTGATGAGGCTGTGAGTGAGTAGTGCTTTTAAGCCAACTGCTTTGCTTGTGATGGAACACAACATTACAGGCTTGAAATACTTTTGCAAAACAACTTTGCTTGACAGAGTTCATCGTTACAAAGGTAGTGGAGTTGTCTGGACTAAGCATATGCGAGAGCATGGCTTTAATGTGAAAGTTGGACTACTTGGTTTTTACATAGATAAAGACAGATGTTTGAACGCCGCAAAAAACTTTAGCATTGAAAACAACATTGTTGACAGTGACGAATGGGCAAATCTTGTTATTGAAACAGGTAAAAATGGGGCAAGTTTGATTGGGGAGCGAAATCCTTTCTATGGGAAAAAGCATTCTTTAGAAGTAATTGAGAAAATGAGAGTTCAAAGACTTGGTATATCAGTCAACAAAGGCGCATACCAATCCCCAGAAAAACGAGCAAAGATTTCAGCATCTTTGACTGGTCGCAAAAACCCACAAGTTGCACTGAAATTAAAAGGCAGAAAGCTT